AGTATATCACGGGCATTGCAGATACAATTGACATTGTGTTTTGGAGAAGAAAACTAAAGCTATATCCAAATGATGTAGCATTTATTAATACGGTACTACAATGAAGATAGCACATACAGATATTGACATCGACACATATGATCGTGACAAACTGCTAAAGATACTTGGCGGTGTTCCGGCTAGTATGGATCGCGATGGTAAAATTACCAAGCACAACACCGGTGTGTACTTTCATAAGATTCCAACTGATCCATTTAATGGATGGAGTACTGTGGAATATAAAAAAGCAGAAGACATTGGATACTTTAAGATTGACGTACTTAATGTTAACATCTACAAAGACGTTAGAGATGACAAGCACTTGGAAGAACTTTGTAAGCAAGAACCAATGTGGACATTGTTAGAAGAACAAGAGTTTTGTGATATGTTGTTTCACGTAAGCGGACATCACGAATTGTGTAAAACACTAAAGCCAGATAATTTAGAAAAGCTAGCCGCTTTATTGGCAGTTATTCGTCCAGCTAAACGTCACTTGATTAATCAAGACTGGGATACTATCTTACGTGAGGTATGGACACCGCCAGAGGATGGCACGTACTACTTTAAAAAAGCTCACGCAATTTCGTATGCGTTAGCCGTAGTAGCACATATGAACTTGTTAATAGAACAAGCACTGTAGACGTTAAGGTTTTCTTATAAGCTGAATATTCTTGCGTTTAACACGCTTGGTCATAATATCACGTAGACATACTACGGGACCGTGAAGTATTTCAAAGTCCTTAGGAGTGAAACTAACTAAACATTCTTTGAATGGTTTAAATCGTTCCCCCATAATGATATTGATTGGTATCTGCCTATTTGTTTCCCACCACCATTCTTCACCTAGTTCTAGAAATACTTTACGCATTTCTTGTTCACGGATCATTTCATACACGTACATACTTGTAATACCGGCATCACTATTTTGTATAATGCCAACGTATTCGTTGCTTCCGCAACGTGCAAGTGTTAGGAATGGAAAATCGTCCAAAAAGTTTTTATAATCATTTGTCATTGTACTATTACTTATCTCATAAATAGTAGTGCAGTTTTAAGGAAAAGAAAATGACAGCAGGCACAAGCTATAACTATTCACAACGTGGCGATATGGTAGTAAACCGTAACGCAGGTACAACACGACATCAACCAACTAATTTTAGACGTTTCAAAGCTATTAAAGGCGTTGATACACGTATTGTTTTTTATATTAAAGACGATCGTGCGCCAATGCAACTTAATAATGTTACAATAACAGCAAGCGTTGCAAAAGTAGACGGTTCAGAAATTGTACTTACTAAAACACTTGAAATAGTAGAAGCAGATATTGGTATGGCAGCTACAACTATTACAATGAGTGACATCAGCGAAATAGACGCAGGCTTGTATCAAATGGTATTAACTTACCAAGACAGCACAGGTTCAACTCGTGCATTGTTTGTTGATCAAAACTATCGTGTAGAATACACACTAGAAATACTTGACAACGTTATTCCACAAACTGCTGCAAGTCAAGAGTTTGAAGGCACTGATGCATTTACAAGCACGGACAACACAGACTTACCAAACGAAGCCGCTACAGCAAAGGTACCAGGTGGTGCTGATACAACTGTATGGGGCTTGCACACTGTTGCTATACACGGCACCGGAGCTACTGGAACAGTTAGAGTCCAGGGTAGCCTAGCAGAATCACCAACAGAGCGTGATTACTTTGATATCATACTAGATCCAAACACTGGCAACGGACAATTAGAGCTTACAGACTTTACTGGCATTGACAGTTATATATTTGAAGGTAACTTGCTTTGGGTAAGATTTATTTCAGATATCAGTCAAGGATCGGTTGACAAAATCCAATATAGACATTAAACTTAGTATATGCACTTTATCATAGACTATGTTCAAAACAGTATGCCACCTGGCTGGAAATCTAACAGCACAGGATGGACCAGCGGAAATTGCCCTATGTGTATTCACAATGGACAAATTCGTGCTGACAAACGCCGTCGCGGTGGGTTTCACTTTGACGACGAAGGAGTAACCTACAATTGCTTTAACTGTGGCTTCAAAGCCAGTTACAGAGTAGGGCAAACAGCTATAAGTGGAAAGTTCAAAAGTTTACTAGTACGTGGACTTGGATTTGACAAAGCTGATGTACAACGACTTACAATGCGTTTGATGCAAGACAGAACAGCAGACCAAATATTCATTGAGGCAAAGAAGCCAGAGATACATCGCAACAACTGGCCAACAGTTGCATTGCCCGATGGCGCATTGCCCATACAAGATGTAAATATTGATGAACTACGCAGTCCTAGCAGTTTCATACAAAGTTGTGAACACATAGCTGATAGAGGATTGTTGTATCACAATGATTGGTATTACTCTAGCAGTTTGCAACATAGAAGCAGAATTATCCTTCCGTTTAGGCACCAAGGAAACATTGTAGGATATATTTCACGTTGGACAAAACCAGAGCGTAATAAAGAAACACCAAAGTATATGCTAAGCAAGCCACAGAACTTTGTGTTTAATTTAGATGCGCAAAAACATAACCAAACTGTAATTGTTACAGAAGGCCCATATGATGCAATTGTAACAGGCGGCGTAGCATTAAACGGAACAGCACTAAGCGAACAGCAAGTGCGCACTATCGACGCACTACGCAAACGAGTAGTGGTATTGCCAGATTTTGATAGCGCAGGCAGTGCATTGGTACACGCCGCATTAGAGCAAGGTTGGGACATAGCATACCCAGATTGGGCAGAAGATTGTAAAGATGCCAACGAAGCTATGCTCAAATACGGAAGATTGTTTACAGTTAAAAACACACTTGACAACATTGTAACCAGTACAACAAAAGCAAGGTTGCTCAGCAGAAAGTACTGTAAATAATGTTCTACTGGAGTGAAGGTGATAAAGCAATAGAGTGGACGCAACAGTTTGCTTGGAAACCAGTAACACTAGATGATGACACACGTACTTGGCTAACATATTACTGGGTAGGCGATGTTGTTGAAAAGTCTAGATTTTATCAGCCACAATCAGTAAAGATAATTATGAAACAAGCATTTACAATTTCAGATGCTGAATATGTAGAAGCAAAACTAATAGACCAACTACCAACATACGGCATTGACAAATAGGCAAACTTGTCGTATACTAACTATAATAGGTTCAGGAATAAACACATATGTCAGAAGAATATAATTATGACTTGCAAAAACTTTATTTAGAGTTTTTACAAGCAGACAAAGAACTCTTTGTGCAGTGTAACGCTATTTTAAAGCCAGTCTACTTTGATCGAAAACTACAGACTGCGGTTACATTTATGCAAGAGCACGTTGAAAAATATGGTGATATGCCAACCATCGAACAAATGGCAGTTAAGGGCGAAATCGAGTTACAAGATTTGCGAGACAATACTGATGGGCATCAGAAATGGTTTCGTGACGAGTTTGAAAAGTTTTGTAGATACAAAGCTATTGAAGGAGCAATCCTTGAAGGCGCAGAAAGACTAGAACGTGGAGAATACGGCACAGTTGAAAAGCTAGTTAAGGATGCAGTTGCAATTGGCTTAACTAGAGAACTAGGAACAAACTACTGGGATGATCCTGCAGGACGTATCCAAAGCATTAAAGACAACAGAGGACAAAATAGTACTGGTTGGAAAACTATGGACAGTATTTTGTATGGTGGATTTAATCCAGGCGAACTAAACATCTTTGCAGGTGGCTCGGGATCAGGTAAGAGTTTGTTTATGCAAAATATGGCACTAAATTGGAGTCAGCAAGGAAAGAACGTTGTTTACATTAGTTTAGAACTTAGTGAAGAACTTTGTGCTATGCGACTAGATGCTATGCTTACAGATATGAGTACTAGAGATGTATTGCGTAAAGCCAGTGACGTTGAACTAAAAGTTAAGATGACAAGTAAAACATCAGGACGTTTGGATATTATTCAGATGCCTAATGGTAGTACTGTTAATGACATCAAAGCATATATCAAAGAAGTACAGATAAACAAAGGCATTAAAGTAGATGCGCTATTTGTAGACTATTTGGATTTGATGATGCCTGTGACAGTAAAAGTTAATCCAAGTGATCAGTTTATCAAAGACAAATTTGTATCAGAAGAACTACGTAACTTGGCAACAGAATTAAACATCTTGTTTGTAACAGCTTCACAGTTAAACCGTGGTAGTGTTGACGAAGTTGATTTTGATCACAGTCACATTGCAGGTGGTATCAGTAAAATTAATACAGCGGATAACTTGATTGGTATTTTCAGCAGTAGAGCAATGCGTGAGCGTGGCAGAATACAAATTCAGTTTATGAAGACACGTAGTAGTAGCGGAGTAGGTACTAAGCTAGATTTAGGCTACAGTATGGAAAGTTTAAGAATTTTTGATTTGGATGAGGATGATCTAGAAGAAGACAGTACTGGAACAACTAGCGCAATGATGGATAAGCTCAAGCGCAGAACAGAAACAGAAGGTACACAACCTACTGCGAATGTTGCCGCAGTTGCCGATCATAGTGACAAACTGCGCGGTTTGCTAAAACGAATGGAGTAAGTTACTCGTCGTCTTTGCTTCTTAGTTCTGTACGCATTCTTGAAAACATACTTGGATCCGCTGTTATCATATCAACTAGCGTTCCTAACATTTTCATTAATACTGTACGTTGTGGTAGTGTAGGTAGACGTCCTGCGTTCATAGCGATCATTGCCGTTCTCACCATACGAACATCTTCTTCGTCCACTAAACCATCTTTAGCTAGTAAAGCTAGTTTTGCAATTTGTGAGTTATCCATGTCTAAACTGTTTTCTTCTACTACACGGAGTCTATCAATAATGTGCTTTATATTATCTGTATCTTGCATATTGTCTTCCTTCACTACTACTTATGCAAATGGCATAAATATCTATAACAAAAGGCAATAATATGAAAAAACGTACTAGATCTATACTTGAAGAAATTAATAGCATCGCGGCAACCCGTGATCGCAGGTATCTGATTGAAAACAATGCTAGTAATGTTGTTGCCAGTGCAATTAACCTTATAGATATGATAAACGAGACTTACGACGAAGAAACTGCAAATGATCTTATCAAACGGTTAATCAACAGCATACGTGCTAAGGATATTAAAAAGTTTGACAGAGGGATCAAGAAAGCCAATGACAAAGCAGACAAATAAAGGAACACAGCTATGAAGATATCTGACATCCTATCAACAGGTAGTAAGCGTAAAACTACAAGAGGCCCTCGTGCAACTCGTATAGTTCAAACAGCATTTCACATCAACGAAGGCGGAGCAATGCCGGGCGTTGGTAGTATTCACCACAGCGAAATCGAACCTACACTAGCACAACTTGAAAAAGAGTTGGGAGTGCCTTTGTTGGCAAATGCACTTGGCAGTGTTGGCAAAAAAGAATTCTCAGGCGATATAGATATTGCAGTACAGCTTGACAAAGAACAATTAGCAGACTTTGCTAAGAAACTAGATTCAAGTTCACTTATCCAAGACATTAAAAAGTCTAGTGTGTTTATGACAGTAGTAGACATTGTTGACTACGACGAAACTAAAACAGCACCAGGACTAACACGCACAGGCAAAGTACAAATTGACTTTATGCCAGGTGACGTAGACTTTATGAAAAACTATTACTTTAGTCCAAGTTCAAAAGAAATGAGCCAAGACGGAAGAAGCAGTAAGTACAAAGGCGTACATCGTAATATTATGATTGCAAGTATTGCTGCCGCACTACCAACACGTAAAAGTGAAGAAACTACAGAAGATGGTAGACCAATGGAACTAGAGCGTTGGATGTATTCACCTAGTGATGGAATGGTAAGAGTTGTACGTAAACCAGTTGCTAAAAAAGACGGCAGTGGTTACACAAAACAAAACAGCAATACAATTGTTAAAGGTCCATACAAGAAGCCAGAAGATTGGGCAAAGATTTTAAAGCTAGACAGCGCAAAAGATTTGTACAGCTTTGAAACACTTTATGCGGCAGTTAAGAAAAACTATCCAGCAGATGTAGCAAAACAAATATTTGATCAAGTTGCGTCAAACCCAAGCATTATAGCAAAAGGTGTTCCAACTGAACTAACTGAAACAGCACGTAAGAAAAGCGATGTTCATACGCTATACAACTTAGGCTTAACAGAAGACGCACGTATTCAGCACGTAGAAGATTTAGCTATCTGGAATGGCAGTGCTGGTATTAACAAAGCAATCGGCACACTACACGGATTAGAAAATGATCCTTCAAACATTACAGTTAAGTGGGACGGCTCACCAGCAGTTATATTTGGACGTGACGAAGAAGGCAACTTTATCCTAACAGACAAAAGTGGCTTTGGTGCTAAAGGATATAACGGTAGAGCAAAGTCAGCAGACGAACTAGAAACTATGCTAAAGAATCGTCCAGGTTATGCTAACAACCCAGATGGCTACGGACCATTCATTGAAAAGATGAAAACAGTTTACGGTACATTTGAAGCGGCAACACCAGAAAGCTTTGAAGGCTATGTACTAGGAGACTTGCTATACTTCTCAACACCAAGTGTTGTTGAAGGAGCGTATGAGTTTACACCAAACATTGTTACATATCGTGTTAAAACAGACAGTGACATTGGTAGCCAGATTGCTGCAAGTGACGCAGGCGTTGTATTACACGCACATATGGACTTTGAAGGTAACAAAAGCAAAGTTGACGTAAGCAAGCTAAACGCAGGCAAACTGCTTATTATGCCGCCTGTAACAGTAACACAAGCACCTAAAGTAGAAGCTGACAATCTAAATAAACTTGAAGCATTTGCAAAAAGCAACGCAAGTAAAATTGACACACTATTAGATGACAGCTATTTAAAAGCAAACAAGCTAAGTGGTTTTAAAAATGCACTTTACTCATATGTAAACAATATGACAAAAGCACGTAAGCTAGACAACTTAGACAAAGATTATGCAGGTTGGTTAGATACAGCTAAACTTTCAGCTCCAATGAAAGAGCGTATGTTAGCACACGTTGAAGCTAATATGGAAGGTATGCAAGCACTGTTTAAAATTATAACTGGCATTATGTCAGTAAAGAATGATATCATTGCACAACTGGACGCAAGTGATGCAGACGTAGAAGCATACACAGACGGACAACGTGGCGGAGAAGGCTACGTAATTGGACAAGGTGATAGTAAATTAGTTAACCGCAGTGGTTTTAGTGCTGCGAATATGGGAAGAGAAAGATAATATGTTTAGCAAAGAATGCAAACTTCATTTAGAAAAAGCCAAGATGACACGCAAGGAACATTTCTTGTTTGCTATTAATATAGCAGGACAATTACAACTGGCAGTACTAGCTCTAGTACTACATTCAATTGCTCCAAGGTTTTTTGAAACATATGCTGGCGATACAATTAAAAAAGTACACGCTATGATTACAAAGCGATAAATATTAGTATGAAAAAGTATACAGCAAAACAATGGGCAGAACTAGAAGGTGGACACACTATGAGTGACAACGAAGAAGAAAAGTTCTCATTTGTTAAAGACCTTAATGAAAGCAGCCAGTATCGTACACGTCAAGCACTTAACGGTGTAGATGCACGTACTATTGCTGACCATTGTTTTATTGATACTATGGCACTTTGGGTGCTATATAATGAATTTGAATACGCCCCCGCAGCAATGCGCTACGCCGCTAAAACAATGGCGTACGGTAACTTTAAACGATACAGCCAAGCAGGTACAGATATGTATCATACTTGTCACATTCTCAGCACTAAAGACAGCAAATTAATTAATGGCGGACCTAAAGACAAAGTTCTATTAGACCGTATTAGATTTCCAGATCAACAAATGACAGTTTTCTTGCGCAACACATCAAGCAATAAAGCAACTGATTCACAAGTACGTGGCTTCTTCCAAATATTAGAACGCAACTTGATTATCAGCAACAGCAACTATCGCAGTGTGCGTAGACTAGTTATGGATTGGAAAAAGCTAAGTGACTCGCAAAAGAGTTTAGCAATAACACGTATGTTACAGTTTTATCGTGCCAATGCAAGACGAAGTGAACTTTATAGTATGCTAGGACAACTAGCTAAAAACAAAGGCTATAAAATTGATGATGCAGGCAATGCTGAAAACAAAAAGAGCAAGACAATGGCTAAAGTTGGAGCCGCGGCAGCAGGATTTGCTGCTGGTGCATATGTAGGGAGGCGTTTCGGTAAAGGAATCGTCTAAATGCTCATACGAGTGTACACGCTGGTTGACGTAACTAACAGTAAAGTTACAGACCCTGCAAAAAAATTACCATACCATCAAGAGCAAAACCTCAACACATTGTTGCGAACAATAGATATGCGTTCGCAACCATTTGTACGAAGTACGTGGAATAAAACTTGGACCAAAAGCAACAGGTTTCATTATGAAGCACCATATACTTGTTGGGCAGTTGAAATAGAGTTAGAACACGATATAGACGTTAGACTGTTACAAGCAGACTTACACTATACTCCAGTTGTAACACAGCTCAAAGAAACAGTTGAAGTGCCTGTTCCTGTGTTTGATACTAAGGATCGTATCAATACATATTTTAGTATTATGAGCTAAATACATATAGAATAAAAACTCACTAGCTGAACGCAACGACGAAGGAGCAATTGAGAATGAGCGATTTAGAACGAACAAACCTTGCGGCACACGTTGATTTGTGTCAAGAGCGTTATAAAGCATTACAAACAGAAGTCACACGCATAGGTGACAGACTAGACAATATTGAAGCACAAGTTAATCAGATCCGTGAAGACAACAGAAATGCACACAACAGCAACAGAACAGTTTTGTTTGGTGGAATTGCAACTGTAGTAGCAGGCATCCTTAGTGTAATTGTTGTACTACTAATGAAATAATAGTACTGCGTAAGAACAGTATGTACCTAAACTGGGCAGTGGCAACACTGCCTTTTTTTTTAATTCAAACTTTGATGATAAATAGTAGTATAAGACAGGAGCCAAATATGAACATAGCAGATATCATTCCTTTAACAGAAGCATTTGATAAACCATACGACTATAAATGGGATACACAAGATGAAGACCATTGGGTAGCTAAAGCAGATACACCGGCTGGTTTAGGATTGATTATGTTTGAATGGGAAGACCGCAACAAAAGTTGGACTATTGATTTTGCAATCAATGGTAGAATGGGCAAAAGCGGCGAAGGCGACGAGTTTAGAATATTTGCTACAGTAATTGCAGTTATCAAAGACTGGCTAACTAAAGTAGATTTGAGTAACGCAAGTGAAGTTTCATTTAGTGCAGACAAAGGCGAAGAAGTAGGTAATAGCAGAAGCAAGCTATACAAGCGTTTTGGACAGATGATGGCAAAGCAACTTGGATGGGAACTAGAAGTTAAAGAACTAGGACTAAACGATTTCTTTAAGATTAAAAATCCAGATGCACCAGTTACAGAAGAAGTTGAAGTATCACTACACGGCGATGCTAAAAAAGGTTATGTACTATCTAAAATTGAAGTATCAGGTGATGAGCGTAATGCAGGCCAAGGTACAAAAGCAATGCAAGACCTTGTTGACAGAATGGATGCTGAAGGTGCTATAATTGCACTAACACCAGATGATGCGTTTGGTGGAAACAAGAATAGATTAATCAAGTTCTACAAGCGTTTTGGTTTTGTACCAAACAAAGGTCGTAACAAAGACTTTCGCTTTAGAGAAACAATGATCCGTTATCCACAGACCGAAGTAGGCGAAGGCAAATACGCTAGTGACGCACAACGCAAAGCAGTTCACGCAGCAAAGGCGGAGAAAAAATAATGAAACTAGGACAACTATCAGAAGAAGCAGTTACAGAAGCTAAACTAGTTTGGGCTCGTAAAGGCAAAAAAGTTGCACGTAAATATAGATGCTCAGTTGGTAAACGCAAAGGCCGTGTTGTATCTAGTCCTACACAGTGTAACGCTCCGGTAGATTTAAAGAAGCGTTTTGTACTAAAACGTACCAAAGCTAAAATGGGTGCTAGAATGGCACGTAAAGCTAAGCGTACTAAAAAGTATAACGCAGCAAGCAAAATTGTACAAAGGTTAAACAAATGAAATTACTTGAAGGTCTCAAAGACTACGACAACAATATGGCAACAGCTATTAAAGCTATGGTTGCTGATCAACTTGGACTTGAACTTACAGACGAAGAAGCTCGTGTACTAGTAAACAATCTAGGACTAAGCGATGTTCTTGCTATTGATAATGCTCTTGAAAACGAAGACACAGATGCACTAAATGACATTCTTTCTCCGCATATTGAATTGGATTCAAACAATGCGTAAAGTTATGGTAGCAGGAGGCTTTGAAACATTTGTAAGTGTGCTTGAGGGCGACTTGCTAGAAGCTTGGGATTTAAAAGAAGATAACTATGTATATGCAGATCAGTTAGACGAGCGTGAGCTTGAACTAGCACTCACACTTATGCGCAAAGGCGTATTAGAACGTGAGTACGATGAAAAAGCTGATCGTCAATACTTTATCAGAAACATAAACAGAGGTGAAAACTAATGTCAGCATCATACGAAGATACTAAAGCAATGGAAGCTATTCTAGCTAACCTATCAAAGAAAACAGAAGAACAAACTGCCGCGGCTGCCGCACATCCTAGCACAGACGAACGTGTTAAGTCAATTGGTGATCCAAGCGCAAGAGCAATGGCAGATATTCTAAGCAAGCTTGAGTCAGCAACTGAATCAAACACAGTAGCACTAAACGAAGCTAGCGAACAAAACATTGATTTAAAAATGGCAATGAGCACCGAGCGTAATGCTACGGGTGTTAGTATTGCAGATTATGAAATCATTGTTGAAAAACAAACAGTGGGAAAGATAATCAAAAACTTTTACACTATTCAAGACAAAAGCACCGGGGTAGATTTACACAAAGACTTAGGCTTGTTTGAAACAGCTATGAGTATTGTAAAGCGCCTAATGCTAAACAAAGGCACAAACGTTATTTCACGTATTGTTGACACAGATGCACAGTACACAGGTGCCCTACTTGAATCATACGACTACAAGCGTCGAATTGCTTCAAATACACTGTCTGAATCAAAAGAAGACATATATCAAGCAAAATATGACAGTGCAAACGAAAAGATGCGTATTGCTAAGTCAAAAATATTGAAAACGCTATAAATACAATATACAAATGGAGATCAGTTATGAACATTAGAGATTTTAACAACAAAGAAACACAGCTTAACCAAATACAGAAGTACTTGCGTGAAGGCTTTGGTTTTGAACTATCAGTAAAAGCAGACCGTGCTGAAGCTATGCTAGCAACAACACTTGTTAAGCTAGACGAAACAAAAGACGAAGCAGAGCGTTCTAAGCTAGCACTAGTTGCAAAAAGCTTGAAACTAATCGTTGAAAACGTTAGCGACGAAGAAGTTGAAGCGGCAAAAGTTATTATGGCTGCAGACGAAATTGCAGACAAAGTACAAAAGATGGCAGAAGATGTTGCTAAGCTACACGTACAAGATTTACCAGCTATCGTTGAAGCAATGGCAGGCGAAATTGGCGCAGAACAAGCACAAGCTTTTGAAGCAACAGTAAACGAACTACTAGTAGCACTAGGCGAAGATTTAAAAGGCGCTAAAGAAGGTCTTGTAAATGCAACTACTATTGCACAGGGTGGCGAAATTGCAACTGATATGGATGCACCAATGGATGCACCAGCAGATGATATTATTGACTTGGACTCAAGCGAAGAAGAAGAAACAGCAGACGCTGAAGATATCTTTGGTGGCGACGACACAGCAAGCGGTGAAGAAAACCCAACTGGACGTGAACTAAAAGCTGAAAGCACAGACTTTGATACTGCACTTCTAGAGCTAAAAGAAATGTCAACAGATGGTCAAGTGTCACGTAAAGACCTTGATGCTCTACTAGCAAAAATCAAAGGTTAATACAATGAAGTTATTTGAAGTAATCACAGAAAACTATTCTATCGAAATGCGAGACGACATTGTTGCATTGCTTGTGGCTATTTCAGCAGAAGGCATTCAAAGTGTTGATATGGATCAGCTCAAAAATGATCTCCAAGAGCTTGGATACACAGTTGACACCAAGAGCCTTTTTAACATTGTAAAATCATTGCCAGTTGTAGCTAATGCAAGTTATAACAAGATTGATCTTGTTACTGACGTAGATACATCAGGTGGCGAACTAGATGACGAAGAAGTAGAGATAGATGATACTGCGGTTGACAAACTAGCAGCCAAGCAAGTAAGTAAGGATATCAAATGACAAGAAAATTAAGTAGCAATGACGCACGAAGCTTAGCCCGTGCAAATCTAGTAATACACGATGAAGTTTCAGCAATTGCTCGTGCAGTTATAGTAGCCGCTGACAGTGGACTTTATGAAATTGAAGTTGATGATGGCACTACAATGACTGAATCAACACCAGTGCTTCTACTAGGTGGAACAGTTTCAAATCCAACATATGTAGCAGGCGAAACACTTATTTTTGCAGGTAGTACAATTACACTTGGTACAACTGGAACAGACTTAAACAGTGCTATTATGGATATCAACGATGCAGCTATTCCCGGACTTTGTGCAACCAAAGACACTGATAACCGCTTGGTAATTGAATATACAGCACTAGCAACAGCTTGGAGTTTAGATGTTGGCGCAGGTACAGCTAATACACGTTTTGGCTTTCTAGCTCAAACAGTTGAAATTGCAAGCCCAAGCAGTGTTGAGTACTATCAAACAAATGTTGGAACACGTGAAGACCGCAAGAAAAAAGACGAGTTGGATAGAGTTAAAACACATTTCACTAACCAAGGTTACCAAGTTGATATCCTAACAAATGGTTCAACAAATAAAACGCTAAAGTGGAAGCTTTACTGGTAACTTTTCACTAGACAAACTGTTAGCATAGTGTTATACTAAATTTATGCTAACAGTAAAATCACCATACCCGTATACCGAAATTAAACGTAAACAAGTTGACGGCAAACGCCTATACGCAACTGAGAGCGGCCCTTTGCCCAGCGTTACCACTATTTTAAGTAAAACACAAAGTGCCGAAAAGATGGCAGGCTTGAACAAGTGGAAACAGCGAGTCGGCGAACAAGAAGCTCAGCGTGTAGTAACAGAAGCCAGCAACGTTGGTACTATTATGCACAACATCTTAGAACATTGGGTGTTGAACACAGAGTACGAACCAGGCAACAATATTGTACATCGTCAAGCAAAAGCTATGGCACAAGTGATCAAAGACAATATTGAACCACACCTAAATGAAGTTTGGGGAACAGAAGTAAATTTATACTATCCTGGACTATACGCAGGCACAACAGACTTGCTTGGTGTGTGGAAAGGCAAGCCAACTATTATGGACTTCAAACAAACCAACAAGCCCAAGAAGCGTGATTGGATTGAAGATTACTTTATGCAAGGTGCAGCCTACGGTGGCGCACACAATGCATTATATGACACAGAAATTGAAAACATTGCTATCTTTATGTGTAGTAGAGATTTAGGCTGGCAACTATTTGAAGTCGAAGCTGACGAATATAAGTTTTGGACAGACAAGTGGGGACAGCGTTTAGAAAAGTTTTATAATCTCTAACACCAATCACTAAATGTCATCATTTGCTGGCATAAATAGTGTATAGAAGATACAAAGGATAACCTATCATGCCAGATACAAGAATTAGTAAAATACAAGTTAGACGAGGTAGCATTGCTGACCTTCCTCTACTTGACGCCGGTGAATTCGGCTATGCAACAGACGAGCAACGTTTGTTCATTGGTAATGAATCACTTACAATTGGTTCAGGAGATGGAAGCAACACAGTTTTCACAATGCCAAGCACAAGCTTATACCCAGCAGACTTAGAAACACCAGTTAGCTACATTAGCCCAAAGTTTTATTTGGACAACGTAGAAGACACAGGTGTTACTGTTAGCGGTATTACTGTTACGTTTGCAACAGCACCAGCTAACGGAGCAGTTGTTACAACACGCTTTAACAGCGAAGTTAAACTAAAAACAGACTTTGTTGTACCAGGTGAAGAAACACTTACAGCAAGCGCAAGCGCAGGCACTCAAACAGCTTTCCAATTTGATAAAACAACATACAACGCATTGTTTATGAACTACACTCTAAAGAAAGAGTACACTGCGGTTGTAACTGGCACAGTACAAAATCCAACAGTTAGTGTTGGTGACACATTAGAAATTAACGGCACAACTGTTAGCTTTACATCTACTAGCAACCTAACTACTATGGTTAATGACATCAACAACGCAAGTATTACTGGCATTACTGCGGACCTTGATGGAACAGCTATTAGACTTTCAAGCTCGGGCGACGATTTGGTTATCGGACTTACTAATGGTGCAACAACATTTGGCTTTACACCTGGTACATATCAAGGTGTTGCTACTGTTACAGGAACAGAAGCAAGTCCAAATGTAAATGCGGCACACACGCTTACTATTGATGGCACACGTATCACACTAGATGGTAACACACTAGCAGAAGCAATTGTATCTATTAATGACGCTAGCTCAAGTGTTGTAGCAGACAGCGATGCAGGTGCATTGCGTTTAACAGCTACAGCGCCAAGCACTGACATTGTTCTAAGTGGCGATGGCACTACAATGACAGACTTTGGTTTAACAGTGGGCACAATTGCACACGGTGGTGGCACAGCAACAGTAACAGGTAGTATAACAACTCCTACTCCATATGGTAGACACGGTTTGGTAGTTAATGGTGCAGAAGTATTCTTTACATCAGGTACAACACTAACAGACGTAGTTGCAGACTTAACTGGTGCAAGTATTGCCGGCGTAACATTTGCAGACGTTGGCACACAGCTAACTATGACAAGCTCTAGTGCTATTACAATTGATGGCTTTGGTAGCGCACTTGCAGACTTGGGATTATCAGCAGGCACAAGCAACGCTTCGGTTACAGTTGTTGGCTCAGTTGATACTCCGGTAATTGCTCCAAGTGCAATTACACTTAACGGTAGCATTGTAGCGTTTACAGGTACAGACGTAGCTACTATGGCATCGGACGTTACAAGCGCAGGTATTACTGGTGTAACAGGCAGTGTTAACGGAAGCAACCAACTTGAAATTTTACACACAGTTGATCTTACAGTTGGACTTGACGAAGGTAACGCAAACAACCTTATTGGTATTTCACCAGGTACTAACCTTGCAGCAAGTTCTCCTATCTCTGGTACAGTAAGCAACCCAACAGTAACAGTTGCTAACATCAGCATCAATGGTACAGTTGTTAACTTTACAGGTACAACAGTAACAGATATGGCAAGTAATATTACCGATGCAGGTATTACTGGTATCACTGGCGGAACATCAGGAAACTTTGTAAGCATTACAGCAACAAACGTTGACTTAGTTTTAGCAGAAGGTTCAAACACAACACTTGCAACACTAGGTTTTGCCGAAGACACAACACCACCAGCTAATAACATTGTTGGCAGTGTAACTGCACCAACAGTAACTAGCCCAGACAGCATTACAATTAATGGCGTACAAGTACCATTTACAACTGGTCCATTACTAGCAGATGTAATCACAGACATTACTGCCGCAGGTGTCACAGATGTTGCGGCTACAGCAACTGGTTCAAGTGAACTATTGTTAACAGGTACAAGTGTTGATCTAGTAGTTAGTGGCACAGGAACATCACTAACAAACCTAGGACTAACAGCAGGTACTACAAGCCAAGTAATACAACAAACAGGAACAGTATCAGGACCAACAATTACATTAGCAGATACTATGGTTATTGACAGTACTACAATTGTACTAGATCAAGGAACAGGTACACTTGCAGATGTAATATCAGACATTACTGCCGCAGGTATTGTTGGCATCACTGCAGAAGACAATGGCAGTGGATATCTAGTAATACGCAAAAGCGGTAGCGGAAGTATCACACTTGCAAACGGCAATGGTACTCCTTTAACTGCATTGGGACTCACAGCAGGTACAACAGCTACTTCAGGTGGTATGCGAACAGGACATATGCGCATACTAGTTGATGATAGTGCTAATGTGTACAGCATTGACGACCAGTACAACATTCCATCAAGCAGTGTTGACGTTACTTTTGACGGTAATATTACCGGTGATACTTTTGTTATCACATATCAAAATGACGAAAACGTAAACGTAACCCTTAACTATACATTTGAGATTTGGAAAGCCTAACAAACAACGATTCGCATAACATATGGCTAGGTCGTCCAGAACAGAGACTGGCCATATGGCGAACATTCCGCAAAGAATTTAGAGACGCTGATGCTGAAACACTATGTTCAGCAACCGCTGAATGGTGGGGCAATGCGCCACTGCACAGCATCAGTTTAGACCCAACAAGTCCGCACAATTGGCCTGATGCTTGGGAACTAATACACAGTGGCAACATATGCAAATATAGTGCCGCACTAGGGATAGCATACACAATATATTACACCAACAGTAGCCTAAACAACATTATAATGCGTGTTTTCGATGAAGAGATCGATGATATATATAATACAACATTAATAAACAATCAGCTACTTTTGGGTAAAAACACTGGCCAAGTTTTAAACTGGCAGGACGCTAAACCTTACCTTAAAATAGAAGAACAGTGGAGCGTAAGTGACATTGTTGATAGTATAAAACAAAACAAATAAAAGTCCATAACTGGAAGAGGAAACAGAATAATGAGTGACATTATGGTCGTCAAGCGTGACGGAACAAAAGAGGCACTAGACATTGATAAACTACACAAGGTAGTTTTCTTTGCGTGTGAAAATATCAAGGGCGTGAGTCCTAGTGAAGTGGAAATTAAAAGCCACATTCAATTCTATGATGGAATTGAGTCTACTAATATTCAAGAGACACTTATTAAAAGTGCTGCTGATTTGATCACTGAAGAAACTCCAAACTACCAATGGGTAGCAGGACGCCTTATTAACTATCACCTGCGCAAAGAAGTTTATGACAGCTATACTCCGTTGCCTCTTCGAGAGATTGTTGTTAATAATGTAGACCGTGGCTATTATGATAGCGAACTACTAACTTCATATTCTTTGGACGAATGGGAACATCTAAATAACTATATTGATCACGACAGAGATAATACTATTGCATATGTTGGTATGGAACAAATGCGTGGCAAGTACCTAGTACAAAATCGTGTTACTGGTGAAATATTCGAAACTCCTCAAGTTGCTTATATGCTTATTGCCGCTACACTGTTTGGTGATTATCCTGTAGAAACACGTATGAAATATGTTACAGATTATTACGATGCAATTAGTAAATTTGAAATCAGTTTACCTACTCCTGTTATGGCTGGTGTGCGCACTCCACAGCGTCAGTTCAGTAGTTGTGTGCTTATTGAAACAGGCGATAGCTTAGACAGCATTAATGCAACGTCAAGTGCTATTGTTAAGTACGTTAGCCAAAAAGCTGGTATTGGTGTTGGTGCAGGAAGCATACGTGCAATTGGTAGCCCTATTAGAAATGGCGATGCGTCACACACTGGTGTTATTCCATTTTACAAAATGTTCCAAAGTGCTGTTAAGAGTTGTAGCCAAGGTGGTGTACGTGGTGGAGCCGCTACGTTGTATTATCCAATTTGGCACTTGGAAGTTGAAGACTTGCTTGTTCTAAAAAACAACAAAGGTACAGAAGACAATCGTATCCGTCACTTGGACTATGGTGTACAGTTTAACAAAATTATGTACGAACGACTAATTACAGGCGGAGACATTACATTGTTCTCTCCAAGTGATGTACCTGGACTATACGATGCATTCTTTGCTGATCAAGATGAGTTCCGTAGACTATATGAAGCCGCTGAAGCAGATCCAACTATTCGACACAAAAAGATTTCAGCTATTGAACTGTTCTCAAACTATATGGAAGAACGCAAAAGCACAGGACGTGTTTACTTAATGAACGTAGACAATGCTAACGATCACGGAAGCTTTGACGCAAACGTAGCGCCAGTTAAACAATCAAACTTGTGTTGTGAAATCAACTTGCCTACTAAGCCACTTAACCACGTGTTTGACGAAGAAGGTGAAATTAGCCTTTGTACACTAAGCGCAGTCAACTGGGGTGTTATTAAAACAGTATCAGACTTTGAAAAAGTTTGTAACCTAGCAGTACGTGGCTTGGATGCACTACTTGATTATCAAAAGTACCCAGTACTAGCCGCAGAACTAAGCACAATGAAAAGACGTCCGCTAGGCGTTGGTATCATTAACTTTGCATACTGGTTAGCTAAAAATGACTTTAACTATCAAGACATTGATGCAGAAGGTTTAGCATTGGTTGACGAATGGGCAGAAGCTTGGAGCTACTACCTAATCAAAGCAAGTGCTGACTTAGCAGTTGAACTAGGCGCACCAAGTGGCATCAACGAAACAAAGTACGGACAAGGTATTACACCTAACCAAACATACAAAACAGACTTAGATGAACTAGTACCACACGTTGAGCGTATGGACTGGGCAAGCTTGCGTGAACAACTTAAAGCAACAGGTATTCGTAACAGCACACTAATGGCACTTATGCCAGCTGAAACAAGTGCGCAAATTAGTAACAGCACAAATGGTATTGAACCACCACGTAGCTTGGTTAGTATCAAACAATCAAAGCACGGTGTACTAAAGCAAGTTGTTCCAGGTATTCACAAATTGAAAAACAAGTACGATTTACTTTGGGATCAAAAGTCACCATTGGGTTACTTGAAAATTATGGCAGTATTGCAAAAGTACATTGATCAGGGCATTAGTGTTAACACAACATACAACCCAACGTTCTACGAAGATGAAAAGATTCCAATGAGCGAAATGATTCAACACTTGTTGTTCTTTTACAAGTACGGTGGCAAACAGCTTTACTATTATAACACATATGATGGTCAAGGCGAAATAGACGTAAGCGACGGTGCCGAAGAACAACTTGAAGCAGGTGTTGTTGACGACGAAGATTGCGATAGCTGCACTATCTAAAATAAACTAAATTAATCATTGACAAACTGCGCATAGTTAGCTATACTATGCGTAGTACCTTTACACCACTACCCCCACCGGAGACATTATGACAAACAACAGCGTATTCAACACGAACAGAGAAGGCAGTCATTTGGACAGTCTTGCATTTCTTGACCCAGCAGGCGGCGTAAGTATTCAACGTTACGATATGTTAAAGTATCGAATCTTTGACCAGCTGGTAGACAAGCAATTGGGTTTCTTTTGGCGCCCAGAAGAAGTTGACGTTATCAAAGACGCAAAAGACTTCAAAGACCTTAACGACCACGAAAGACATATCTTTACATCAAACTTGAAGCGTCAGATTCTACTTGACAGTGTACAGGGACGAGCACCAGTTGAAGCATTTAATAGTATTGTAAGTTTGCCAGAACTTGAGTCGTGGATTATGACTTGGACGTTTAGTGAAACAATTCACAGTCGTAGCTATACACATATTATTCGTAATGTATATGCTAACCCAAGTTTAATCTTTGATGAAATGATGGACATCAATCAAATTACAGATTGTGCTGATGACATTACAGTTTACTATGATAGACTTATTGAAATGTCAAACTGGTATAACCTACTGGGCGAAGGTACACATACTGTTAACGGCAAGAAGATTGTTGTTGACAAATACGAAATCAAAAAAGACTTGTATCGCACACTTATGAGTGTTAACATCCTTGAAGGTGTACGCTTCTACGTATCATTTGCTTGTAGTTGGGCGTTTGCTGAACTTAAGAAAATGGAAGGCAATGCTAAGATTATCAAATTGATTTGTCGTGATGAAAACTTGCACTTAGCAAGTACACAAAAGCTTCTTAAGATTCTACCAACTGATGATCCTGACTATGCTAAGATTGCCAAAGAAACAGAAGCCGAATGCATTAAAATGTTTGTTGATGCAGTAGACCAAGAAAAAGAATGGGCTAACTATTTGTTTAAAGATGGATCAATGATTGGTCTAAACGAAGAGTTGCTTAGTGACTTTATTGAGTGGATTGCCAACAAGCGTATGCGCACAGTTGGACTTGAAAGCCCATACACAGTTCCACAAGCAAGTCCGCTACCTTGGACACAAAAATGGATTAGTGGCGCAGATGTACAAGTAGCACCACAAGAAACAGAAATTACAAGTTACGTTGTAGGAGGCGTTAAGAAAGACGTCGACAGTAACTCATTTAAAGGCTTCTCACTCTAAGGAAATACAATGAGACCAGTAATAGTATATTCAAAGCCAAACTGCCCGTATTGCGTAAAGGCAAAGCATCTATTGGAGATGCGCCAAATTCCTTTCGTAGAACAAGTAGTAGGCAAGGATGTAACAAGAGAAGAATTGCTCGAAGCGGCACCAAATGCACGAACAGTTCCACAGATTATTATCAATGGTAAAAGCATTGGCGGGTATGACCAGCTAGTAACTTACATTGATGAAACAGGATTTAATTCAACAGGATACACATTATGATTATTCAACCAAAAACAACAGGCACTATTGTTAGCTTAAAGCTAATCAGTGGTGAAGAAATTGTTGGACGCTTTGAAAGCGAGTCTGACACAACATTTTCAATCAGCAAGCCTTGCTTGGCTGCTATGACACAAAATGGTCCAACACTTGCACCGTTTATGTTTACTATGAGCCCACTTGATGAAGCAGACGCTAACCACGTTGTAGAGATCAACAAAAGCACAGTTGTAACATCAGTTGTAACATATAAGCCATTTGCAGATGCTTATACTAATGCAACATCAAGCATTAAACCTGCATCGGGTCTTGTACTATAATGATTAAAGTTGCAATAAATGGCTTTGGCAGAATTGGCAGAGCAACCGCTAGGCATATATTAGAATCAAGACCGGATATGCAACTTGTTAAAATTAATGCATCAGGCGACTTGGACACTAATCTACACTTGTTAAAGTATGATAGTGTTCACGGTCGCTTTGCACACCCAGACATCGACAACATTGAATGGACTCATACTAGAAGCTTAGCCGAACTAGATTGGACAGGCATTGATGTTGTGTTAGAATGCACAGGTGCATTTAACAATGGTGAAGCTTGTAAAGTACATTTGCAAAAAGGCGCACGTAAAGTTGTTATAAGCGCACCTGCTAAAAATGTAAAGCGCACAGTTGTTTATGGTGTTAATCACAATACTATTACAGCAAATGATCACATTATAAGTAATGCAAGTTGCACAACAAATTGTTTAGCACCACTTGCAAGAGTATTGCACAACACAGTTGGAATACAATCGGGTATAGTAACTACAATACACGCATACACTGGTGATCAACTTACACACGACAAAGCACACAAAGATTTATATAGAGCCCGTGCTGCAGGCGTAAGTATGATTCCTACATCAACAGGAGCCGCAAGCGCAATAGGCGATGTAATACCTGCGTTGAGCGGAGTACTAGACGGCAGTGCTATTAGAGTACCAACACCAAACGTAAGTTGTGTTGATATGACATTTGTAGCAAAGCGAGACACTATCAAAGAAGAAATTAATACTATTGTACATCAAGCAAGTCTTGAAATGCCAACAGTATTGGGTTATGAGTCACAGCCACTTGTGAGCATTGACTTTAATCACACTAGCGAAAGCAGTATATTTGCTCCTGACCAAACAAAAGTAGTTGGCGGCAATCTAGTGCGTGTACTAGCGTGGTATGATAACGAATGGGGCTTTAGTTGCAGAATGGCAGATACTGCGAGTGTATTGGCTAAATACTAACATAGTTAGGAGAAGTCAATGCCAAAAGTCACACGTATCGGAGACAGTTTTGCAACAGGTCACGGATGTACAGGAACAAGTACAATCGCAGAAGGCAGTGGTAATGTCTTTGCTAACAACATTAGCGTAAGCAGAAAAACAGACAACAGTGTAAGTCACACGCATCCAGTAGGACCTGCGTGTGTTCCTCACGTTATTCCTATCATTGGCGGCAGTGGCAGTGTGTTTGTTAACAATTTGCGAATAGCACGTATAGGCGATGCTATTGACAACGGCGCAATAACCAGCGGTAGCCCTAACGTATACGCTGGAGATTAAATCTCTTAAAATAACATTTCTTGGTTGACAAGTAAAGCTTCTTACTATATAGTAAACGTATAGTAAATGAAAAGCAACGAATTATGACGGAAACAAACAATGCGAAGTAAAGTATGTGACGACGGTCAGCGGCGTATCCTAGCCAAGATTGAAGTCCCTTTAACAACAGACGAAATTGCAGTATATGCAATGTGTCACCCTTCTCTAAGTGAGTATGCCAATCCATTACACGGAATTGAAAAGCTAAACAAAAGACAAATGTTTCAGCTTGCAAAAGAAAGTATACGGACACACGGAACTCACGCACCACAAGCGATCGTAGTAAAACTGTGGAAAGACGCACATATAGAAAAGGTAAAAAATTATGTTGGATTACAATTCCCCGAATGTGATTGAGTACATCACTTGTCAATCACGCAATCACGAAGTAGAAGTAGAAGAAAACTTTGACTTTAAAAGTGCCATTAAGGTATTTGCTCATCTAAATGAAGTAGATGAAGGAACTGCAACTAACGTAGTTAATTGGTTTAACGAACAAATTATTGCAGGCAAAATGACTGGTGTAAACAAACACTGGACAGAATACCAGCAACGCCTAAGTGATGTTTTGACTTTTACAGGCAGTGAAGAACCTGGATATGTTGACTTCTTAACCACAATGGGCTTTGACAATAATGACATAGATATGTCTGATGGACGAGGATTTAGCAATGTTGGTATGTGGAAATGGATGTATGTACAATACCAACTAGAACAAATAGAACACAAGTACGGACACTTAGACACTGACTATTTGTACGCAACCGCAGACGCTTACAGCGAACAGTATGCTAACAAAGCAACACCTAGTATGTTTGCTAATAACAACGATATTAACTTGCGATTGTTAGAAGAATCTGCACTTAACTTAGAACTAATAACTCATTACTGCACCAAAGGCAAAATAACGCTTATGTGTGTTAACAAGAAAACTGGTATCATATATTTAGATATGGAAGCAGAGAATCCAGCACGTCATTGGATAATTGAACGTTTGACTGGCAAAGGCGGATTGCGTGTACGACTTGGTAAGCTACAAGTACGTCACAATCTCAGTCGAGACACTGCTCATCTAAAATGTTGGCACTGGGAAGTTAGCTAAAATGAAACACTTAACAAAGGAAGATATTATGGATAATAAACTACTTAATTTACAGCGATTTGGTTTCGCAGTAACTTTAATCGGTTTAGTTGCATTTGCAGCTCTACAATCCGGTTACATCGTATAACTAATTTACGCTACACAGTAAGCTCTACTCTTTTACTGTGTGGCGTAAAATAATCAAAAAAACTTGCATTTATTGGTTGACAACCAAGACATCTTACTGTATATTATTAGTATAAACAGTAAGAAAGAAGTAAGATGACAACAACATTTGATACATTTACAGCAATTACAAAAACACTAGAATCTACATTTGCAGACTTTGATGCTAAGTTTCGTGAAGCTGAAATTGCTTACTTCTTTGAACGTAAAGCTGCTGTTTGTGATTTTTATGATAACAAAGAAGCTAGAAAAGAAATGAACACCACTGAGTGGTATGAAACAGTTTGGGCAATTGCCGGTGGTAAAGGTATGTATCAAATTGTTGCTCCTGGTTACCACAATGCCGCAGGTATTACTGAAAAAGCAAATAAATTTGTAGACAGCAAGATTGCTAAACGCAACGCAACTATTGCTAACAAACTAACAAAGCTAGACATTACAGAAGTTAAAACTAGTAATGTAGAACGTAGCTCAGATGGCTTCCACGGTTTGTTTACTGTTGAAACAGAAGCTGGTACAAAGCACATCGACATTGAAACAATTATTGCAGGCGGATACAACATCCAGCGTATGCACTACAGAACACTAGTAAAGGTATCTAAATAATGAATAACATCGTATCGTTGCCAACACTTTATAAACGTGATACAAAAGGCAAAGTCCGCGAATGGACAGTGCAATACAGCACAGATGACGAAGCAGGCACTCGCACTATCAGTGGACTAGTTGACGGACAAAAAGTAACCAGCAACTGGAATATCAGTGTTGCTAAAAATGTTGGTCGTGCTAATGCTACAGACAGTCAGTCGCAAGCAAAAGCAGAAGCAGAAGCACTTTGGGCTATTAACGTAGAAAAAGAATACTTTGAAGATGTCAACAAAATTGACAGCTACACAAAGTTTAAGCCAATGCTAGCACACGATTACACTAAGCGTCCACAAGACTCGGGCTACAGTCAACCTAAACTAGATGGTATTCGTTGTGTTGCAGATTCAAATGGACTATGGACACGCAGTGGTAAAGCTATTACAAGTTGCCCACACATTTGGGAATCATTGGAACCATTTATCCTAGCAAACCCTGGCATTGTAATTGATGGCGAACTTTATAACCACGAACTAAAAGCAGACTTTAATAAGATTACAAGTCTTGTTCGTAAAGCAAAAAGCACACCTGAAAGTATTGCAGAAGCACGTAAGCTAGTGCAGTTTCACGTTTATGATTGCTACAACAACAATCAACCCGATATGCTGTTCAAAGAGCGTATTGTTCTTACCAAACAGCTAAAGAGTGATGTTGTACACATTGTACAAACAGACTATGCTAGTTTTCAAGAAGAACTAGATGCATTGTACAGCGACTATATGGAACGTGGTTACGAAGGACAAATGGTACGTAACGATGCACCATATGAATGTAAGCGTAGCAAAAACTTGCTAAAGCGTAAAGAGTTTATTACCGAAGAGTTTCGTGTAGTAGAAGTTATTGAAGGACAAGGTGCGTGGGCAGGTTATGCCAAGCGTTTTGTACTAGCACTTGAAGACGGACGTGAGTTTGGCAGTGGTGTACGTGGAAATCAAGAACAATTAAAAGCTCTACTTGAAAGTGTTGAAAAGCCAACCTGGGCAACTTGTAGATTCTTTGAACTAACACCAGATGGTGTACCTCGTTTCCCAGTAGTAATTGACTACGGAACAGGTGTTAGAGAAGATTAAATTAAAACTATTTTATAAGTCATTGAAAGTGCAGGATTCTTTCTTGCACTTTTTTCTTGACAAACCAGCTAAAACTAGCTATATTAAGTGTAAGAAACAACTAGAACTAACGCAAATGGACATAATATGTTTAAGACAATAGCTTCAGTAGTAATGAATATGACAGTAGTAGGTGCAGTAAGTTTCGCAATTGCATCTCCGTCAATGGATGAGCAAGCAATGCTTATCGAGCAAGCAGTTGAAAGAGCAAATCAACAACAGCCAGTTGCTGTTACAACAGAAAACATCGATCAGTTTCCACAGTTATTTTGCCTAGCACAGAATGTATTTTTTGAAGCAGGCATTGAAAGCACAGCAGGCAAAGCCGCAGTAGCTCGTGTTACTATCAACAGAACTTCAAGCGAACGTTTTCCTGACAGTGTATGTGATGTTGTAAAGCAAGGACACAAACACCCAAACGGTTCAATGAAACGATACAAGTGTCAGTTTAGCTGGTACTGTGATGGCAAAAGCGATAAAGTTCCAGCAAACAGCCAAAACTGGAAAGACAGTGTAAAAGTAGCAGTTGATGTATATGCAGCTGGCAAATACCAAGGACTAGTTGAAGGTGCTATGTGGTATCACGCAAAGTATGTTAGCCCAAGCTGGAAGCGTTCAATGAATAAAGTAGGAACCATTGATCGTCATATTTTTTACACACAATAAAATAATCCATACTAATATTTAAATTATTCTCCTAAACTAGGGCAGGTCTTCGGGTCTGCCTTATTTTTTACCCTTTAGTAAAAATATTATTAGTCGAATATGCCTCAGATTGATAAATACTACTGTAATAATATTTTAAAGTAAGTAAGTGAAAGAAGACATACATTGTACACATATACAGCTAAACTGATGTCTGTAATAGATGGAAACACAGTTGATGCAGAAATTGATCTCGGGTTTAACGTTGTTATCAAACAGCGAATAAAACTCTTTGGGGTTGACGCAGCTAATTTGCACAGCACAGATGTCGAAGAAAAAGCACAAGCAGTTGAATCAAAAGCAAAGCTAATCGAACTGTTACCAAAGGAGTTTGTTGTAGAAACAATTCTAAACAAGCGTGGAAAATTTGGACGTGTGATGGGACAGATTTTTATTAAAGAAGCAGACAAGCTTGTCAGCTTAAACGAACAGCTTATTGCACAAGGCGTAGCAAAAAAGTTTGACGTTAAATAAGGAACATAAATGAATTCAGGTAAACTATTTGGGATTTGGACACTATTCGTAGCTCTACTGATTAGTGCCACAGCAGCATACTACAGTATCATTGGTTTGACAGCAATCTTTGCTGCCGCTGTGATACCTATTATCATTATGGGTAGTGCTTTGGAAGTAGCCAAAGTAACCACCGCAGTATGGCTACACGCCTACTGGCATACAACTCCTAAGTTAATGAGATTTTATCTGACACTTGCAACAGTAATCTTAATGTTTATTACTAGTATGGGTATCTTTGGTTTTCTAAGTAGAGCGCACATTGAACAAACAAGTGTTGCAACAGAAAGTGTTGCTAAGATTGAAGTTATACAAGAAGAAACACAACGTTACGAAGATTTAATTCTAAGAGCCGAAACGCAAATCATTGACATACAATCTCGTGCTGATGATCAGGACACAGGCTTGCAAGATAAAATCGACGCAGAACAACAGCGCATTGACAGTGCTTATACTAGAATACAACCTGCTATTGATGAACAAAACACTATCATTACTACAGAGCAAGCTAAAGGCAACAACACACAAGAACTTGATATACAAGGAAACTTGGATCGTGTTAATGCTAAGATTGAAGAACTTGAACGTTTACAACGTGCTAACGATGCTCGTGCATTACAGTCTTTGGTTGGTGCCAAAGTAGATGGGCGTATAGGACCTCAAACAAGAGCCGCTATAGCCAGTTACGAAAGCGACTTACGTGCAGAAAAGTCAAGCCTACAGACACGCTTAGACCGTGTTTTAGCAACAGCACAACAGCCAGATGCAGATATCATTGCAAGTGCTAGGGACGAAATTGCACGCCTAAGAAGCAATGCAGAAAGTGAAATTGCAAACAGCTTAACACTTATTGAACGTTTACGTGAGCGTGTAAGCGTGGATACAACAAGTGATATACAAAGTGCAGTAGATGCCGAGTATGCTAAGATAGACGCCGCTAGGGACGAAATGGACACACTACGTACTGAACGTTTTGAACTAGAAAAAGAAAACCGTAAGCTAGAAGCCGAAGTTGGACCTGTTAAGTATCTAGCAGATTTAATATATGGTGACCAAGCTGACACTAATACACTTGAAGCCGCAGTACGTTGGGTAATACTATTATTGGTTGTAGTATTTGATCCACTTGCTGTTATACTTGTTATTGCGGGCGTTATGACAATTGAACGCAGTCGCAAAAAAACTCCTGCTATTATTAAAAAGCAGGTTGACATTGTACCAGAAGTCGTACATAATAATATTATAAAAGAAAAACCGCAACAAGAAGAAGAGCCAGTTGTAGAAGTAAAATCTGAACTGGACTTGGACGCATATACAAAACAAGAAGAGATTACACCGGTAGACGAAGTCGAAGAGGACCCAGCGTTACAAGAAATGCTTAACCAAGCAGATCCTGAAACACTAGACGAAGTTTACAAAGCATTAGCATCTGAAGAGGAAGTAGTGAAACCAAAAGTTAAACCACTACTTCCTACTTCAAACGGTAAACTTAGTCGTGTATCAGTAACTGATCCAGCTACTAAGACTATCAAAAATATAACCCTTAAAACAAAAAAGAATAATGATTAATAACAACAGTATCTATGAAGTAACACCGCCGAGTTTATACTTAAACGACAATGGTCCAAGTATCTTGGCATTGGGATTTACAGAAGAAGCTATTCGCACAAAGCTATGTCCAACTATAGACAAAGTATTCAGCGACACTAGTATCACATACTATTACAATCCAAACAACCTAAACGAATCAACTATCGCTTGGGCAAGAAGTGTTGTTAACACAGTAGATCATATTGTAATCAACGCCGACACTGCAAACGAACTAGAAGTCTTTGTTGCACTTCAAGCAGTCGCGGCATCTAACCAACAGCTAGACGTTACTTGGATAGCTGAAGAATATCGCAACAAAGCACTATGCAGAATCATCAACAGTTATCGCCAGCCCTTGTTAGGAAGTTGGGAAGAATACGCATTGATGGTAGATGGAACATTAAATGGTTGACATAACCAGTTCTAACGTGTATAGTAATAATATAAGCTATAACTCTAGGAGAGACACTCAACTTGGCTAATAATTCAAAGCGTCAACAACAGTCCGTTGTTGCCAATCACGATATACGAGCACCAAAGGTCCGTGTGATTGACGAGAATAATAATAAACTAGGAGTACTAGATACTTCTGTAGCTAAGCGTCAAGCGTTTGAAAGCAACCTAGATTTAGTATTGATTACAGACAAGGCTGATGTGCCTGTCTGCAGAATCGTAGATATGGGCAAGTTCCTGTATGAACAAAAACAAAAGGCCAAAGAAGCGGCACGTAATCAACGACAGTCTAAGATTGAAGTTAAAGAAGTACAGTTTCGTCCGAATATTGATATTCACGACTTTGAAACAAAGTGCAAACACGTTACACGCTTTATTGCCAAAGGCGCCTTAGTAAAAGTTCTTGTACAGTTTAAAGGACGTGAACGCAGTAGAACTGAAAAGGGATTTGATATTATTAATCGTATTGTTGACACAGTACAAGATGTTGAATTTGACAGCAAGCCTACTCTCTACGGTAATCGCATAATTGCAGTATTAAGGAAAACAAAAGAAAATGTCTAACCATCCAAAGAGCCCAGCGGGCAAAGGCGTTAGTGTTGAAGTACGTGGCGGAGATGTTGTTAAAGCAGCTCGTCGCTTAAAGAAAATGCTAACCAACGACGGTCTTATTAAAGAACTTCGTGACAGACAACACTTTACAAAGCCAAGTTTAAAGAAAGCGGCGGCGAAAAAAGCAGCTCGCAAAAGACATCTTAAAGAACTTAGCCGTAAAAACGACTAATTTATAACTCTAACTAACAAGGTTTATTATGAGCAATTCAACAGATATTGCAACTGTCGATCGTACGACTGTTGCTCCACCACGAAAATGGAATGTAGTATTCTATAACGATGACAAAACTCCAATGGAATTTGTTATTGCAATTCTAATGGAATTGTATGGTCATTCAAACGAAGCCGCTATGGCTATTACTATGCAAGTACACGAGCAGGGTAAAGCAGTAGCAGGAACATATTATATTGAAGTAGCAGAACAAAAGTGTACAGACACACTAACAGCGGCACGTTCCGAAGGTATGCCACTACAAGTAGAAATCGAAAAATCATAGGATATTAAAATGACACAACTAATCAAGCACATAGTTGACTATGTAGCAATTTTCTTGCTGTTTGCAGTACCGTTTTCGTTAACAGTGTTGCCTTGGGCAATTGGCATTACTACAATGTTTAAAATGCTAGTAGGTGCAAACTGATGCGTATTGAATCTGAAGTTAAACTAGATTACAGTGATGTATTGATTCGCCCAAAGCGTAGTACACTTAAAAGCCGTAGTCAAGTAAAGTTGGCTCGCAAGTTTGAATTTAGAAACAGCAAAAAAGAATACGAAGGTATTCCTATTATGGCTGCTAATATGGACGGTGTTGGCACAATTGAAATGGCTGATACTCTTGCACAACAAAGTATCTTCACTTGTCTTGTTAAAACATATTCAGTAGAAGTACTAGCTGAATTCTTTAACAACGATTATCCAGACCGTAGACGTCAAGAAAACGTTGCTATGAGCATTGGCACAAGTGATGCAGACTTTCTAAAGTTAGTAAACGTTGTAGCCAGTGTAGGTGGAAATTTAAAGTTTGTTTGTATGGATATTGCAAACGGATACAGTGATCATTTTGCGGCAAGGGTACGTAAGGTACGTGACCAGTTTCCGCATTTGGTAATTATAGCAGGTAACGTTGTTACCGGAGAAATGACAGAGGAGTTAATTTTAAGTGGAGCAGATATCGTTAAAGTTGGTATTGGTCCTGGTAGTGTATGTACTACTCGCATACAGACTGGCGTTGGGTATCCTCAATTGTCCGCTGTCATCGAGTGCGCAGATGCTGCTCACGGTCTTGGCGGTCATATCATTGCCGATGGCGGCTGCACTTGTCCTGGCGATGTAGCTAAAGCATTTGCAGGCGGAGCAGACTTTGTAATGCTTGGCGGTATGCTAGCTGGTCACAATGAAGGCGGCGGTGAAGTAATCACAAAAGAATATCACACACAAGAAATTGGCGTTACAGAAACAAAGCAGTTTATACAGTTTTATGGTATGAGTAGTGATGCAGCAAATACAAAACACTTTGGTGGACTAAAAGACTATCGTAGCAGTGAAGGACGTGAAGTACTTGTTCCTTATCGTGGTGCAGTAGAAGCTACTGTACAAGACTTGTTGGGTGGCATACGCAGTACTTGCACATACGCTGGTGCAATGAAGCTAAAGCAGTTGAGCAAGTGTGCAACGTTTGTACGTGTACACAACCAGTTTAACGCAGTGTACGCCGGCAAAAACTAATAACCCGAACATACATTTAAAACCCTTGCTTTGATAAATAGTTGTATCATATAAGCAAGGGTTTTTTGTTGACCAAAGGATCCTTTTACTAGTAGAACAACAAGGACGTATCAAATGAGAGCATCACAAATTCTTTTCGAAGCTGGACTTCAAAACAGCGAATTGCGCAAGCACAGCGGCAAATACATTGCAATACTTATTAAGAAGATTGAAAATGGTGAGCCACTTGAAGTAATTCCAGCTATGGAAGAAACACTTGGTAAAACAGTTACTATTGTACCAAGTGAATCAACTAAAGTAGCACAAGCATACTATGGTTCAGACAGTGTTCCAACAACAGATACTCTTAGCCTTGCAGACAACGGCGACTTGATTCCAGCTAACCCAGATTTGGTTAGAGCATTAAAACTTGAAACACAATCAGGCGAAATAGTTACTACTAGCCAACTTCAAAAGACTGCTGAATTCAAAGGCGGCAAAAACTACAATGCAGGTGATGTTGCAGAAGCCGCACTTGGTGCCGCAGTTACAGCATTGTTTGGCAAGCGTGGCGCAGAAGTAAGCGAAGCAGATGTTCTAAAAGTTATTAAAGGACTAGGCGAAGGCGAACTAGTTGGCAAGAACAACAAGTTTGGTAAAATGAAATTCACAGCAGATGGAGATACAATTGAGTATATCCTAGGCTTAAACAAAGCCAGCTACAATGCAATGTATGTAGCCGCAACAACTGGCGAGATGCCAAATGATATTCTTGGTGCTCTTAGAAGCGCAGTTACATATGCAAACACCAACACTGGTGTTAAAGAAGCGGTCAAGTATTCAGTAGACGACAAAGGTAAAAATACTATCGTTGTTAATGCTGATGGTGTTAGTGATCAAAAAGGTGTTAAGGCAGACTTGTTTTTAACATTAGATGGTACTACAATGAACCTAATAAGCTTAAAAGCTGGAGATGTAAAACAGTTTGGACAAGTAAGCGGATACAACTTTGCACAGATTGAAAAGTTCTTTGGTGAAACATTTGGTATAACAGTAACACCTAGTCTTGAAGACAACTTTGTAGAAGGCGATGCTAAAGCAAGTTTTGAAGCAATACGTGAAGTATACAAAGAAGTTGAATCTAAAATCAGCAAAGAGCTAGCAGGCGACAATGATCAAGTTGAAGCTAAGTTTGTAGAACGTTTGTACAAAGGTATCGAACATCACGCAACACGTGGCGAAGAAGGTACAAGTCTTGTTATTCTTAAAACTACTCCTAATGCCGCAGGTTACAGTGAACTACAGTTTGGACAAGTATTAGCTGATGCTATGGAAACAGTTGACCTTGATGCAGAGCTAATCAGCACAGGCGTAGGCAAACCAGCAAAGATTCAAATATACGGAACAACACCAAGTGGCAAGCGTTCAATGTTATTGCAAGTGCGCAGTAACTATAAAAGTGAAGGCAAAGGCTATGTGCGTAACATAGTTGAAATGGGTCCACTACTAAAGCTTTTGGCACGTATACAAACACAAGCTTAAATTCTAATAAACAAGAACAAGGTATGCACTAAACGCATATCGGGTTCTTGGTATTAGCAATAGACTTTTCGGTAAAAATAGTGTAAATATATATGTAGCGATGCAGAGCATTGCTATATTTTTAGTGGAAAAAACAATGTATTATATATCACAATTAGCTTCAGTGTTGTTTGTAAACAGCAAGTCAGAGACTGAGTTGGAGCGATGGGCTCGTATTGAGTACCCAAATGAAAACCGTAATTTCGCATTAAGCATAATGCGTGAAAAAGGTCGTGCGCCAATCCGTGGCATAGACTATTAGAAAAGTAGAAAAGAAAATGAAACTCGTAAAAAACCTCCGTGCTTGGATTGCACGCCGTAACCGTATTAACAAAACTATCCGTGAACTAAACAGCTTGACAAACTATGAATTGCAAGACTTGGGAATTCACCGTAGCCAAATCAACAGCATTGCTAACGAAACAGCAGATGTTAAAAGATATTCAAAGTTTAATGTAGAAGTAAACAGCAACCTTGAAGGATCAGTATAATGTCAGTAGCAACACTTGGCAAATACCTTGTTGCATTTGCAATGGGTGTATGGGCATTTGGTGAATCAGCTGGACGTGCTAGAGCAGCATCAGCTTTGGCATCAATGGGACATCACGAAGAAGCACGTAAACTAATGTTAGGAAAAAACAAATGACTGGTGATATAGCAACAATGGGCGCGATGATTGGCGCAGGGTTAGCAACAATTGGAATGGGTGGCGCAGCCATCGCAGTAGGAATTATTGTAGGCAGTGTACTTAAAGCAATGCCAAAGAACAAAGACACAGGCACAATGTTTGTTGGTGTTGCGTTCGCAGAAGCATTAGGTATCTTTGCATTCCTAGTAGCTCTACTACTAATGTTTGCTGTCTAAAATGACAAGCGCACAGCAAACAACTAGATCAGCACAGATGGTAGAACGCTTTGGCTATTATGCATTTGTAGTAATGACTTCATTGCTATTGATATGTATAGCCTTTGGGTTCTACGCTGTGATTGATAAGTTCCAAGAACCAAATTGGAAACAAGCTTGTATTGAAAAAGGTGGCGTACCAGTACAACTAGCACGTTCATCATTTGATTGTAAAGGAATATAAAATGCTTAAACGATTTTTAAAAGCTATGGAATATCGTAGTTACTGTATGAGTATTCAGCAACTACGCAATATGGGCCACTATGAAAAGGCCCGCGAGATTACAGAGTTTAAAAATAATGTCTATCCAAGTAACTGAATAGTAATCTAATATAAATGGAAAACGCAAACAGCATCTAAGGTGCTGTTTTTGTTTTTTTAAACGTTCGTAAATATTACACGCTCCAATTTAATGAACGGGATACGTTCATTTGGCACATAGCGCCAAGCATATGTTCCGTCTGCTTTGGTAATACCAAACACAGTATTAAGAGTACCTATCTTTACAATAATTGCTTCCTCGCCATCTAGTATTACCTTGTCGCCTTCTGAGAAGCTATTGGCAAATCTAAACGCAAGACCTTTGGCAATACGTATTGCAAAATCTTTCATCAAAAGACCGAAGATAAGTACAAATAGGATCATTGCAACTGGTGCAACAAATTCCCATAGTTCAACCCCTAGTGTGTCAAGTGTATTCATTGTAGTCTCCTCTGTTTTCTTTGTCAATACTATTTATAGCGGTTGACATCGAAAATAACATAGTATATACTTAATATAACACCAAAATACAGGAATCAACACATATTATGGCTCTCCATAAACAAAAAGTAACCAAAGTCCATCATTGGACTGACAAAACATTTAGTTTTCAAGTAGAACGCCCTGCAAGCTTTCGCTTTCGTAGTGGTGAATTTGTTACCATTGGATTAGAAGTTAATGGTAAGCCATTGCTACGTGCATACAGTATTGCATCGCCAGCGTGGGAAGATCATTTGGAATTTCTCAGCATTAAAATTGAAGATGGACCACTAACAAGCAAACTGCAACACATACAACCCGGAGACGAAGTTGTGTTTACAAGTAAAGCAGTAGGAACATTATTGCCTGAAAATCTCAACGGAAACCGTAACTTGTATCTTATGGCAACAGGAACAGGACTTGCTCCTTTTATGAGTATTGCATTTGATCCAGCAGTATACGAACAGTTTGATAAGGTTATACTAGTACACACAGTGCGCTATACAGCTGAACACGCATACAGAGAAGAACTTAGCTCACTTACTAAACACCCAGTGTTAGGAGAGCTTACAGAGGGCAAATTTGTGTACTATCCTACTGTTACACGTGAGATGCCAGAAGATGGATTTGCAAGAAGCGGACGTGGAACAGACTTGTTCAGTCGTGGAGAAATTTACAAAGACTTAGAACTACAAGAGTTTGATGGCAATGTTGACGGAGCAATGATTTGCGGAAGCACAGAATTTAATCAAGATTGTATTGACTTATTTGAATCACTTGGCGGTACAGGTGGCAATGCTAATAAACCCGGAAGCTATGTTTACGAAAAGGCATTTGTAACCAAATGAATTATTCAGACAGTTTATTATTCTCAGTATCACGAGATCCTTTAGCGGCAAGATACACTGATCCGCTAATGACAAAAACAGTAGCATACATTTATCATCACAGTGCAGACGGAGCAAGCGGATACCTTATTAATCTTCCAATGACAAAAGCGGCAGTTGATGAAGTAAATCACGAACTTGCTTTTAAGGGACGTTTTGTAAAGAATGAACACTTGTATGTTGGCGGTGACGTTAGTTTAACTATGGGCTATGTAATACACTCACCGGATTACAATGGAGAGTACACCAGTAGCATAAACAGCAGTTTTTCAATTTCACACGGTGTAACAATACTAGACGATATTGGTATGGACAGAGGTCCATCTAGCTTTCAAGTAAACTTTGGTTTCTTAACTTGGGGACCAGGTGAACTAGAACAAGAAATAAAAGGCGGAACAATGTACAATCCCACGGGGCGTTGGATACCACAACCGTTTGATAAGAAATATATGTTTAATGCCACAGCGTGGCAAGAAGGCGTAGATCACATTGCACAATCACGTGCGCAAGAAATATTGGGTAAATTCTAATGGATGTAACACTACAAGACTTGATCGATATGGCTATGGATATGGAACAGCCAGGTGACATTAAATGGGACGAACTCTCAATAGACAAGGAGTCAGTGTATAATATGCTGGCACTTGGTGTAGTAGATGAAGTAAACAACATATCACCACATAGACGTGAATTAGTATTATATGTAAGTTTACTAAAGCTAACAGTTGAAAACTTTGTACTTCAACTACGGCTAGGCGATAATTTGTAACAAAATTGTAAATTATCACTTGACAGACTGTCTAAACGTGCTACACTTAATTAAGGAGTCGTGTATTCGATTGCCTCAGAAAGGTAAAACTTATGACAACTGAAAAGAAAAGTTTCTTTCGTAAACTACTAGGCGAACCGTTGGTTATCGGAACCATCGTTGTTGGTCTAGGTACCGCCGTTGCAGTAGGAACATACTACGACGACTATATGACACTTTACGAAGAAGCAAACTCAGGAACTAAAGAAAAATCAGAAATAGAAATGCCAAGTGGATTGGTATTTTCTAAGATCGGTGAAAATTTATTTACACTCACTGGCGGAGTTGCAGTTGGAGATTGCGATAAAATCGTGCCTCAAATGCAAGAAAATATGACAGTGATATTAGAAAGCCCAGGTGGTAGTTTATCTGATGGTGCTTGTTTAGCAAGTCACTTTCAATTGCGTAACACAACCACAGTGGTAAGAAGTACACCGGTATACGATGAACTTGGTAAGATAATTTATCAACCCGGTGCAAACTCAGACGAATCATACAAGGGCAAAGTAATATGTGCAAGTAGTTGCAGTATTATGTTCTTGGGTGGAAAGAATCGTTATTTAATTGGAGACGTTGAATATGGCATACACCGCCCAGCAACAGCTCCGGGCGCAGGACAAAATCAAAGTCTTGCGGCAGTTGAATCAGCAGCTTTCCGTATAGCGGCAAGTATGATTGATCTTCTAACAAATCTAGGACTAACAGATGAAAAAGTAAAACTGCTTTTCATTCGTGTCCCTAACTCATCTATGTACTGGTTACGTCCGTCAGACTTTGACAGATTCCCGGCACTATCAGAACTAGCAACACACTACATTGACTTTCACGGTCTAACGTGGGCTAGTCCTAGAGCTAACCTACCTACAATCTAAGAAAGGTACTACAAAATGCTTAACAGCTTTTTTCTAAGACGCAATGAATTTTTATATGCTTGGGGGATGCTAGCAGTCTTGCTAACAGTCGCTTGGTATAATGTTGAAATTCTTGTGTACTACAATTCGTGGAACAAAGAGTTTTACGATTCGATCCAAACACTTCAAGAAGAGCGCTTCTGGGAACTATTATGGGGATTTGATTCAACTCGATTCAAAGACTTGATTTTACTCAAAGAAGATATTATTCCTAGCTTTGTGGAAATTATTATATTGTATACTCCACTAGCAACATATACAGTCTGGCAGACACAACGATATACTTTCCGTTGGAGAGAAGCCAATACTAAATATTACTTGCTACGATGGGAAGACAGTAACGCTAAAATCGAAGGTGGATCGCAACGTATTCAAGAAGATTTAATGCACTTTGGTAAAACACTTCAAAGCTTGTTTACTGGATTCTTTAGCGCAATACTTGTACTAGTTGCATTTATTCCTATTCTTTGGCACCTAAGCGCAGGACTTCCTGTGTGGAACGGTACTATCATTCCAGGGTTCTTAGTTTGGGTAGCAATTGCAATTACATTCGGTGGCACAGCGATTAGTTTGATTCTAGGTTGGAAACTTCCGGGACTAGAATATAAAAACCAAGTTGTTGAAGCAAGGTTCCGTAAGAAGCTTGTTTACTCAGAAGATGACTTTACACAACGTGCAACACAGGATTTATTCCCAATGTTCTCGGCAGTAAAACGCAACTACTATCGCTTGTTTAACTGGTATATGGGTTTTGGCTTATGGCAAACATTGTTTGGTATGGCTGTTGGTAATATTGCTATTGTAGTATTGGCACCAAGCTATTTCGGACAACTTATTACACTAGGTGTATTGTTTCAAGTTATCAATGCATTTGGACGAGTAGAAAGCTCAATGACGTACTTTATTGACAGGTGGACAACAATCGTTGAATTTATGTCAGTAATCAAACGTATCAAAGAGTTTGATAAAGCACTAGTTGAATCTGGCGCATAATTAACAAGAGGAAACACCAATGATTTTTTGGAAATGGTGGACAAGTATTGTTTTGGTAGGAGCGAGTGTATTCGCTGGCTCTTACTACTTAAACATAGTAAGCTTTGTCCTAGAAAATGATCCAACATATATTACAGTAGGTATTGCGGCGTTGTTTGTAATTACTACACTATGGATCGGAACACTAAGCTGGCGTGTACAAAATGGTACTAAGCTAAGCGAAAATAATACAATGCCAACTTGGTTTATTGCTGACGCAGTAATGAGTATTGGTATGGTGGGGACACTACTGGGCTTTTTGATTGTACTAACAAGTGCTTTTCAAAACGTCGACACAAGTGACACACAAGCAATGCAGGACGTTATTGGGCAACTTGCAAGCGGTATGGGTACAGCACTATTAACAAGTCTTATGGGACTAGTAAGCAGTGTAATTCTCAAATTCCAGCTTGTTATGCTTGAAACTGATAATGCTGGTGAGGACGATGCGTAAGTATAGTTCAAACCTAGCATTTGTTGATATGCTATTCAACTTGCTTATTGGATTTACAAGTTTGTTTATTATTGCATTCTTGCTAATCAACCCAATTGCCAAACAAGGTAAGATTGATCCGGTAACACAGATTATGATTACTGCACAATGGGACGCAGAAAGTGTGGTTGATATTGATATGTGGGTAAGAGGACCCGATGGCGCAGTTGCTAGTTATCAAGGCAAAGACAGACGCTATATGGTACTAGACAGAGACGACTTGGGTATTGCTAACGACAGATATGTTATCAATGGCGAAGTAAGAACTGTAATGCGCAATATTGAAACACTAACTGTCAACGATATTGTACCAGGTGAGTATGTTGTTAGCATACATTACTTTGGTCCAGCTAAGAGCCCGGGCTCAGAAACTGTTACAGTTGAAATAACTGATATGCATCCGTTTAGAATTGTTTACGGCGAATCACACACACTAACACTAAAGCAGGAAAAAAGCTTTGTTAGTTTTGTAGTTAACGAACAAGGACAAATTGTAGATATCCGCACAGACGTTGAAATCTACCTACGTAGACCACCAATGGCTAACTAAAGGAGAAACTAAATGACACTTATAACCACTATTGTCTTGACAAGCTTGTTAATTTGTTGTATAGTAGCAGTATTAGTGTATTACAGCACAGCACCGTTTTTTATTAAACTAACTGCGCTACCAGTAGTACTAGTATTATGCACTAGCTTAGTGCTAACAACAATAGATAGAATGGGTGCACCAATCAAATCATTTCCAACAGGACAGTTTGATTATGTACATCACATAACTGCTCAACAAGGCGAAGTCATTTTGTTATGGGCTACAACTAAAGAAAAAGGCACTCGACTTTATATGTTTCCATACAGCAGAGAAACACAAAAAGAACTAGACGAAGCCAAGAAGGATCAAGTTGCAGGCAAACCACAAGTTGGTGAGTTTGATACAGATCCCAAGAACGGCGGAGAGCCAAATGACCCTATGCTCAAAGTTGTTGACAAAGACACTATTCAATTAACCCCTGAAGATTTTGTAAAGGAATAACAAAAAAATGAAAAAAGTAACAGGTGTAATACCAGAACCAAAAGAAGCACCAACACCACCGCCTCCTCCTCCGATGCCGGCTCCACAGTCGCCACCTAAGAAACCAGGAGAAGCACTATACGAAAATGGTGTGCTGTTTATGGACAAAGAGTTCAATCAAGAGAACTGTATGCCATTGGTTAAGATGATTATGGAATACAATATGATGCCTGAGCATCAACGTCCAGACGTTATCCGACTTTACATTAACTCACCAGGTGGCGCAGTACACAGTGCGTTTCATTTGATTGATGTTATCAAACAGTCACGTATTCCAGTACACACATACGGTATGGGAATGATTGCTAGCTGTGGTGTATTGCTAATGATGGCCGGAGAAAAAGGACATCGTTATCTAACACAAAACACTAGCATTATGTCTCACCAGTACAGCTGGGGTTCGGGCGGTAAAGAACACGAGCTAATGTCAATCATTAAAGAGTTTGAACTATCATCAGGACGTATGATTGACCACTATAAAAAATGCACAGGAAAAACTGAAAAGTATATTCGCAAGCATTTGCTTCCAGAGTCAGACGTATGGTTGACAACTGAAGAAGCAGTAAAACACGGCATCGCAGACCACGTTGTCGAAACTTATTAAGGGAAAGAAGTAATGGCACTAAACGTTGAAGTCGTAGAAGCAGGTGGTTATCACCAAGTGCTTCGCGGCACTAACAGTGAAACTGGATTAGATGCAGTAGTAGCTATCCACAACACTATGCTAGGAGTAGCACTAGGAGGTTGTCGTATTATGCAATATAATAGTTACGACGAACAACTAGCTGACGCCCTAGCGTTAAGCAAAGGTATGACCTATAAAAATAGTCTTGCTGGTTTGAATCTTGGTGGTGGTAAAACTACTATCAACACTCACGGCAAGCCAGTAACCGAAGAACTGCTAGCCAGCTTTGGTGAATTTATGGATTATGTAAACAAAGACCGAGTACAATACATTACAGCAGGTGATGTAGGTAGCGGACCAGAAGTAACAGAAGTTATTGCAAAGTACACTGACTTTATTCAAGGTGCAGTTGGCAGTGACAGCGGTTGGGCTACAGCGTATGGAGTTTACAATGGTATGCTTGGTGCCTTGCGATTCAACAACCAAAGTATCAAGAACAAGCACGTTGCTATCAACGGACTTGGTAAAGTAGGCGCACGTCTAGCACGTTTCTTAGTAGGTGCAGGTGCACGTATTACAGTTGCAGACATCAATAAAGAACAAGCACAACGAGTAGCAGATGAACTTGGCGGAAGATGTGTAGACTACACAGAAATCCACAAAGTAGAATGTGATATCTACAGTCCTTGTGCAGTTGGTGGAGCAATCAATTCAACTACAGTTGGCGAACTACGTTGTGCTATTGTATGCGGCGGAGCAAATAACCAATTAGCAACTGATGATATGATGGACGCACTTATTGCAAGTAACATTATGTACGTTCCTGATTACCTAGCCAACAGTGGCGGTGTTATTATTGTATCAACAAGCGATGGCGGTAAGCTAATTGACTTGGAGTATCACACACCAGAAGTTGTTACCAAGCTTAATCATATCTGTGATGTTACTATGGAAGTATTCCGTGAAAGTGCAAAGTACGGATCAAACACAGCTAAAGTAGCAGACATTATGGCAGAACGCCGTTTGGTAGCATATTAATTTTAAATTAATTTTTAAGTCATTGAAAACGCAGGATTCTTATTCTGCGTTTTCGCTTGACATCTGGGCAAACTCGTCGTATATTAAGTGTATAAGTTAGAAACAAACGAAAGAGAGACACAAATGTTTGATGTAATTGTAAATGTAGTAATGTTCGGCGCAATGATTGTACCGGCGCTTGTTGTAATGTCAAAACTTCAAAATAACATTGATACTGCCAAAGCTGATGCTGATCGTTCAGCGGCACTATTAGCTCGCAAATAATTGTAGAAAACTTAAAAAAGTAGACATAATAAGGTTGACAACACAAACTTTATATGTTATTAACAGTGTATAAACGAAATAGGAAACACAAAATGAAAACAACTTTTATCACAGCAGTAGCACTAGCAACTGCATTAGCTACATCGGCTTCAGCTACCGGTTGGAACAACAACAATGGTGCTAAATGGGGCGGCGATATGGGCACACTTCATACTGACGGTTGTTCTTTTAAGAACCAAACTAATGGTACAATGACTTTAAACAAAGCAACAGGCAAATGGACAACTACAGTTGCCGCTTCAATTAAAGTTAAATCAACAAACGTTGGGAACCTTTATGTTAAGCAAGGTGGCAACCAACTTTATCTAACTTCAAACAGCCAACCTTTAGGTAAAACTGTAGTTGATTATAAGAACGGTGGCGTAGCTTCTGCTATCACTACTAACAACAATAACGCAGTTAAAAACATCAACACCAATGAAATTAACTTGGGCAATGCTAAAAAATCAGGTGCTACTATCACTACATTTACTAT